CAATCTGTCCATTCTTTAATGAACCAGCTGTATGCATTTCCATATCTCCAGCCATTACATAATCTGAAAAGAAATTAAACGCTTCAGAGTTTTGTACTGGATTCCAGTTTTCTCCAACATTTGTTAGAATCGTATTATCACTAGTACGAATAAGAGCTTGTTGTCCTGTAGGCACTTGTTCTCCACCAACATTTATATAAGCATCAACTTTTTCAACTTCCCAGTCAAGCCCAGCTTTTTGCTGCATCTGTGCAGGTGTTAAATCATTACTTACTGGTACTCCAAGACCGTGCCAAGGTAGTGCTCCAGCGTATGCCATTGTTTCTACTTCATGTGCCATTATATATCTCCTTATGCCACTAATTCACGAATCATTTTATTTAATACTTTAAGCTGCACTTCTTCAGAGTAGCAGCTAAATGTTGGTGAGACACGAATACCGTTCTCGCCTAGGAATTCAATCATTTCTTTTACTTTGTGAGTCATCATAGTTATCTCCGATTCTTTTTCATTTAATATGTAAACATTATATATTATTAATTATGCCTTGTAAACCCCTAAAATGCATTTTTTCTGATTATTTTTTTATAAATAGTATCAACCGTGATATAAATTGAGAGAATCCTTATGCCAAGTAAAGCAAGACTTTTAGCAAAATCTATGATAGAAAGTCCTATACTTTCCGAAATAACCACAAATCCAACAATTACTCCTGCTACAATTACTACTGCAGTAAATGATGTAGCAACTGGAAATTTTGCATCAATAGATTTATTGCCTAACACTGGTAATGATGTAGGCGATCAAGCTTTTGTTCAAGCAACTAATAGATTATATATATGGAGTGGATCCGGCTGGTATAACATTGCACTCATTAATACAACTCCTACATGGGACTCAGGTGGACAACCAGCAGGGTCCTACGTTTTGGATGCTGATAGCCCACAAACGGCAACCACGATTACTTTGGCAGCGTCTGATCCAGAAGGTCTTCCTATTTCTTATACTTATGTTACTTCTGGTCAAATGGATTCTATTAGTACAATTAGTCAAGACTCATCAGTGTTCACAATAACGCCAAAAACTTCTGCACAAGCACCTGATGGTGGTACTGGTTCTATTACGTTTAGAGCAAGTGATGGTGTAAATATTTTACCTTATGTTTCTAGTTTCACTCTTACTTTTTTCATTCCTATAGAAAATAGTAGATATACAACTTTATTAGCAACTGCTACTGGCACTGGTGATAACAACGATATTATCGATGCATCTACAAATAACCATAGTATCACAGTAAATGGCGATGCTCACGCTGGTACTTTTAGCCCTTATAGAAGTGGGGGTTATTCAACATTATTTGGATCTAATACAAACTATGGTAGATATGAATTAACAAATAATATTTCTTTAACTGGTGATTTTACTATTGAATTTTGGTTTTCTGGTACTGAATATACAGGCAGAAATCAGATTTTAGGTTCTGGCTTTCAGCTCCGAAAAGAGGGTAGTGGTTGGTATACAAGTATATCTTGGCCTCAAGGCAGCTATTCTATTCCAAACAATGAGGTGCCTGGATCAGAATGGCATTGGGTTCAACTTATTAGATCAAGTGGTTCTGCCCAACTTTACGTTGATGGAAACACAGTAGGTAGCGCTGTTGCAAATACAACAACATATAATTTAAATAGTGGATATGCTAATAAACTAATAATAGGGTATGAAGCAACAAGTGAGAGATTTGATGGATATTTAAGAGATTTAAGAATTTCTAATGTTGCAAGAACAGCAGCTATTCCAACCGCTCCTTTAGAATTGGATAGTAATACTCATGTTTTACTATTTAATAAAGGCGCACAAATTGCTGAAACAGGTCTTAGTAATACTCTCACGCTTACTGCTTTAGGTGATCCTGAGTCACATGCTATTGGGCCCTACGACTACTTAGAATACTCAGCAACTGATCACGGTGGGTCTATAAATTTTGATGGAACAGGAGATTATCTAACTATACCAGATCATTCTTCACTTAATTTTGCCTCTAATGATTGGACTATTGAATGCTGGATATACCCAAGAACAAATGTAGGAGATTGTGGTATATGGCACCAGTCTGCATCTGGAACAGATTGGTACAGCATTTATTTAGATGGCGCATTTAATTTAAAATTTGTTTTTTACAATTCTAGTAATGGTGTTGAATGGGCTGGAACTGCAGCATCAAATACAGCACCACAAAATACTTGGACTCATGTTGCCTTAGTAAGACAATTTGGAACTGGTGTTTATCTTTATGCTAACGGTAAATTAGTTGCATCAGATACTTTAGATGCAAGTGTTACAATGTTAGATAAAACATACAATCACGTTATAGGGTATGAAAGATTTGTAGGCAGCGGAAACGCTTTTGATGGTTTGATTAGCGACTTTAAAATGGATATAGGAACGGCTCATTATACAGGAGAATTTACTCCACCAACAGCACCCCTATCTTCAACAGCAGCCGATTTACATATCAAAGGCACAGATGCTTCTATCATAGATAAATCGCAAGGTTCTAATCTAAAGCTGGTTAATAATACTACTGGTTCAACAACTCAGGTTAAGTTTGCTGGTTCTAAATCTATATATTTTGATGGGTCTGGGGATTATATTGATCTTGGAAGCGCTACTAATTTTAATTTTGGTACAAATAGTTTTACGATTGAAGCTTGGGTGCGTTTTACTAACCTTAATAGGCAATCAATTATAAACTGTTACGACGGCACAGATAATAGTTTTGATTTACAATATAGAAACTATAATAATGTAAACCATATATCTTGGTCTGGACAATCTGCGCATTGGGCGACAACACCATCCGATGAAATTTCATCTGGAACTTGGTATCATATAGCAGCGGTAAGAGATTACAGTGCTGGAACTATAAAGATATATATTGATGGAACTCAAAAAGCATCAGCTTCAGATACAAGAAATTATTCAACATCCCAAAATCTTATTATAGGGGCACAATCTAATTCACTAAGTGCTGCAAATATGTACGGTCACATCCAAGACCTCCGTATTTCTAAAGGTTTGGCCCGCTACACCGCAAACTTTACACCACCTACAGCCCCGTTAGAAGGTTAATAATTAGAGAGGTTAGATTTTTAAAAAATGATTGATCCGATTACAGCAATTAGTGCTGCAACGGCTGCTTTCAATGGAGTGAAAAAACTTGTCGCAGCAGGACGAGAAATAGAGGATGTAGTTGGTCAATTAGGAAAGTGGTATGGAGCCGCAGCAGATTTAAATAGAGCAGAGTCTCAGAGAAAGAATCCACCAATTTTCACTAAGCTATTTAGTGGTGGTTCGGTTGAACAAGAGGCTCTTGAAATTCTTATTCATAAAAAGAAACTCGAAGAACAAGAAAAGCAGCTTCAAGATTTATTAAATATTCGTTTTGGTTTTGGTACTTGGAAAGAAATGGTTGAACTAAGACGTTCAATTAAAAAAGAACGTGAAGAAACCGTTTATAGACAACAAGAGAAAAGAGCAGCTTTTTTTGAAGGTTTGCTTCTTATATTTTTAATAATATTAGGATTTGGAATTGTTGGTGGTGGAACATACTTAACCGGGCTTGGTGCTGGTTGGTGGTAATTTGGCCGCTGGTTTTTACTACGCTTACAATGATCTATATTGATAATCAACCACCATCAACCTTAGTACGAATATGTGTTTATCAACATCCAGAGAAATTGTGGATGAAAGAAAGACATTGGATATGGGATTGGCAAGATTGTCCGATAGGAATAATTAGAGATTAGACTCCAAAACTTTCGCCACATCCACAAGAGGCTGTGGCATTGGGATTTACAACTTTTAAATAAGAACCACCAAGTTCTTCTACATAATCCACAGTACAACCAAAAACAAACATCTCAGCTAATGGATCTAACCATAAATTTTCTACTGTAGGTTCTTTGTCTGTAGTACCCCATTCATACTGAAACCCAGCGCAGCCACCACCTTTTACGGTCAAGGATACATTGGGTTTCCCTATTCTTCTAAGATATTCTTTAGCGGTTTCCGTTACTTGGATCATCAAAATACTTATTTAACATTTCTAACATATCATGGTATTTTGCTACTTCTTCCATTTCGGTTTCAATAGCTTCCATAATATCGGGGTGTTCTCCCACACCTACAGGATTGTGAAGATATACTTCTATATTGGCCACATGCTTGTCAATATGACCTTGAGCGTGCGATCTAAAAGCTTTAATTAAAATTGGTCTCATACTCATTTTACTCTCCATTATATGATTATGCCAGTCTGGGTGAATATCGTGGATCATTCTGCTAACGGGTTATCTAGTGCTTCTTGTAAAGTTTCTCTAATATCTTTATCCAATATTCTCATATCTTCATCTATTCTTGACTCGGTTTGTCTCATAGTATCACGAACATCTTTTTCGGATTCTCTTATAGTAGATTCAACTTCACGGATGCTCTTAGTAACATCTTTTTGCAGCTGATTCATTTCATTTCTAATACCTTCAAGTACATCATCTATACTTGATTGTGTGTCTTTAATTCTATTTTCAGATAATTCTAATTGTGTATTAATATTATCACGCATATCTGCCATCGTATTCTGATTTTCTTGCAAAGCAAGTCGTTGTCTTTCTTGTGAAGTATCTAGTTGAGTTGCTATATCACTACGAATATTAGACATTGTAGTTTGATTATCTTTTAATGTTGTTCTTAACCTTTCTTCAAAGGTATCAAGTTTTGTGTACACATCATTCTTTAGATTTCTGACTGTAGTATCCATATTAGTCATTTGATCGTCTACACGTATTTTCATATTATTTGTTTTAGTTTCAATAGCTGCAATTAAAACCTCAAGTCGATTAATATCAGCTTTAATATCAACTTTAATGTCTTGTGTATAACTTATTGCATCTTCGAGTTTTTGTAATTGTAAAGCATTTGCGGCTTGAATTTCATCTATATCAATATTTTGGATAATTTCTTTCATATCCATATAATCTTTATAGATTTCAAATCCGCCCCAGGCAGCACCACCGAGAGTGGATAGTGCTGTAAGAACAGCAACCATTTTACCGCCTGAAAATTTTAATCCACCAAACTCAAGTTCTGCCATCTAAACACCTAGTTAAATGTTTGCATTAATGCTGGTCCAAATTCGGACCCAGCCCATAGAATTGCAAGCATTGCAAATAATCCTATAACTACCCATTTCATTTTAAAATCGTCTACTACCATCTTAATAGCAACTAGTTCATTTCCTAAAACACGTATTGCCATTTCAAACTTACCTTCGGGCTCATCCACCATTTTTATCTCCTAATTCTCAAACTGCAGTTCTCTTAACTGTTGCAGTTCTCTTTCAAGTTTCATAACTTCTAATTTCTTTTTTCTTAACTCAAGTTCATAAAGATCATTACAATTTATTCTTTCTTTAGGTCCGCCAATCGGTATAACTATTCTACCATATACTCCAACATCTCCAGCTCTGCCGGTACCATAGTCTTGACTAAAAGGATCATCTTCTCTCTGTATAATCCCCGTAACACCAAATTCAAAAGAAGATGCCGATCCTATTGAATTAGTACAATCTAAATCGCCAGCTTTAATTCTATCATTACCATAACCTTGAGATGCATTAGGTATGGCTAAATTCAAAGAAGCAGAATCCGCATAAGCAACTCCACTTAAAAGCAATAATATAATAAAAAATAATCTCACATTTAATCTCTCTTTATTCTGGAACATATCCTAGAAGATACTCCAGTAGATTTCACTTCACCTTTCACGAGTTTAGATTCAGTACAAATAAACTCGATTTTTATTCTATCTCTATTTCTCACATAAATATCTATAGTTTTAGTTTCAAGATAATTTACAATAACTAATCGATTTTCAGTTGCAAACTGTACTTTATTCCACTCTTTATCATAAACATCTATTTTATAAAATCTAACATCATCACGCCTATTAAATAATTTAACGCTAGTTTTAGATAAACCTGAAACATATGATTGATCAAAAACTGGATATGTTGGAGTCATCTCATGTGAATAAACTGGGCTTACAAATAATGTAAGAAATAATATAATATATTTCATAATAAACTTTTCTAATCAATTATTGAGCAATGCATTCTGCCACAACGATTGCAGTATATTCGCCTTGCGGCATAGATGTGTCAACACCATATGTTGCAGTTGAAGATACATTAATCCAAACAGAACCAGCAACTGTTAAATCATAATCAGTTGTACTACCATAAGTCACTTTTGCTGCTTCATATCCCGACATACCAGTATCGCTCATAGATTCTACTGAAGTAGAACCAGTCCATTCAACTGTGTCGCTTAAACTTGGGCTTGAAGAAAAACTTGTTGGTGTCGTAATTCTTGCTAAATAGTAACCAGCTTGTGAAGTATCAAATCTAATTTTAGGTAAAACACCTCCATCACTAGGTGTTGTACTTAATTTATATGGTTGAGGTGTGCCATACACACCATCAACTTCAGTTGATACTGAACATTTAGATTCTACGGTACCTGTAATTGGGACATTTTCAGCAAAGGCAGCACTTGTCATCCCTAAAACAGCACTTACAGTTAAAATTATTTTGAACATTTTTTTGTCCCTACGTTTATTATTTTCTATTACTATTTATTCATATTGTGATCTAACTATTCTACGATGTAGTGTATCAGATGCAAAATTTCTTAGTGCTCGATTATTATCAGCTAATTGATTAGATTCTAATTTAATAGTTTCCTCATATATCCCGCCTGGTATATTTACAATGTAATATTGATTTAAGCCTTGCTCTTGTATACTATACGCTTCCATCAAATCCATTTGTCCGCTATATTTATCAAGCATTTCACTATTAGTATCTAAACTGTTTTCTTCTTCACTTTCAGTATTTTCAGTAGTTTCAAATTCTTCTTTAATTTCTATTTCACTATCTAATATATTCTGAACTTCTTCATTATCATATGGATTTTCTGTTTCTATTTCAGTAGAATTTAAAAGTGCTTGCTCTGCTAATAGTGCAGCTAAAGCTTCTGCATATCCAGGACAACTTGGATCACTTAAGACTACGGCACATGGATCGAATTGATAACTATATATCACTGTAGGATCTTTTACACTACCATTACCCTCGATCGCTATTTCTCCATCACCAAAACGTGTTCCAGAAATTCTATCTATAGGTACGACTTTATTTATTGTGCCTCCAGGACCTCCGCTCCAGTCATCAGTGTTAGAAAAAATATATCCGTTAGACAGAGTATCTTCATTACGAATATGTACTTTCATATCATCTTCTGTTACTTTTTCTGTGGTATATCTATAGATCATTCCGTTCACAATAAGACCCGTTTCACTCGGCAGAATACTACTCATATTCCAATTTAAACCATTGGCAGCTGCATTATTCGTAGTACCTGATACTATATCGCTAGAGTAAGAGGAGGAGCAAGAGACTACCCAAACCACCAATGCCCCAAAGAGTCTTCTTATCTGCATCATCCATTTCTTTCTTAAAATTACTTCCTGGTTGCATATCTTTATTTTCTTGCCATGCAGCCTTTGCGGATTCACCAATCATTCCATCAAAAGGACATGGTGTACCAGCTTGCATCATAGCATCAAAGACACGTTTATCTTGACACATTACAGATACTGCAGCAACTTTCATTCCCATATCATATAAAGTTTTAGCATTTTTTAATTTTTCACAATTCATATCTCTTACTGTACTACCAGCTGAAATACCAAGTATCTGTGTTTGTACAGCTCCAGCAACACCTACAGTACATAGATCAGAATTAGTTGCGCTAATAGAAGGCGATACTGCTGTTGGTGGTGGTGAATATACGGTTGTTTTAGAATCTATATTAGAGTCAACTGTACTGCTACTTGTAGATTCTGTTACAATAGGTTCTGCAAAGGCAGTAATTCCCATCATCAATAAAATAAATAATATTACATAATGTTTCACAATGTTACACTCCAAATCATTAAATACTTTTCTATTTATCTGTGTAGATACACAAAGCTTGTTGACCAGTCGGGAAATATCCATCTTTTCCGCCTACTTCAAAAGCAAGCAATTCACGTTGACCAAAACAATCATACATAGATTCATAAGTATCATATTTTACAACGAAAGGTTCTGTATTATACAAATATATAAAAACTAATGTCCACATTATAATCCATCTTTCTCTTCATCCCAAGGCTGTTTACCACTATATGGTGTAAAGTTTTTTCCAGGCATAATTAGACAACTAGTGCCATCACCAAAGGATGCTATAACAGACCAATTTCCGGTTTCTTGATTTACAAATACCATAGTCGCTGTTGGATAAACTTGCCTTGTGGTTGCTTCCGCTATTAAACCGCCGCCAGAAAAAAGTAATCCTTCTTTTGCTTCCTCTAGTATATTAAATACGTTTTGTGTTTTATCACAAGGCACACCCATTGTCAAAATTTTAGCACTACTTTCTTGAGAAATAAGTGGTGTTGAAAAGCATAATAAAATGCTTACAATTAAATTTTTCATAGTATATCCTTTCTTAATAGAAAAGGGGGGCTAACCATGACCCCCCACGCACCTATTAAGCAGTGAACCTTATTATGTCATAGACAATAGTATTTAGCTTAGAAGTTAAAGCTAGCACCTACGGCTGGAGACCATTCTTCTGCATCAAGATTGTATGATGTTTCAGCAAAAAGATTTAGACCACCAAATTCAGCAGCAACTTGTCCGCCTACATTTTGAGCCATTTCTTCATCATCACCATTAACAAATGCGGTAAGAACTGAATATGAAGCTGAAGCCTCATAAGCAAATTCTTCATCTGCATAAGTTACTACTGCGCCAATTCCGGCACCTTGGATTTCAGTACCTACATCGGCACCATAAGCCATTTCTTCGGTATCCATATTATAATCAAGTGCTACACCAACATCAATAACACTTACTTCAGCAGAATAACCGAGCTGAACATTTTCTAACTCTGTCATATCTGTTTTATAATCTGTTACTGCTGCCATAAAAGAAGCATTGCCGATTGATACGATGATGCTTTCAGATGTGGTTGGATCTGCAAGTGTATCATCACCTACAACTTCAAGACCTGCCCCTGGAAATAAATCTCCTTGATCACCAAGAGAAACCGAAATACCGTTTACTGCAGTACCTAAAGACCATGCATCAAGAGCAACTGTTCCACCGTCTACCATTTCAATACCAACTGACCCAAATGCACCAACATCAGGCTCATTAGCACCAAAGCTTAGTGCTACTGTATTTTTTCCGACCCAATCGTCAGATGCGTTTTGCGTGGCCTCTAGTTTTACAGAACCAGAAACATCCGCAGCATATGCACTACCCGCTAAAGCAAATACTGCACAAGAAGTAAGAAGAAAATTCTTCATTTTTTATTTCCCTATTTTTTTTAATTATTGTTTGATGTGCCACATTTTCTGTTGCTAGGTAAGTGGCCAACCCCCTGTGTTATGCAGCTAGTGCGTAACCAGATGGTGCAAAATTATCGTTTGCATTTATAGTTTTTGACCGAATAACGTAGGTCACCACGGTAAACTCCACTTCACTTTCACACCTGTCGATCCTATTTCAGCCCCATCAAAAACACACTGTTGCTCAAGGTTGCGATCCTACAAGACTTACTGACGCCTAAACGTACTCAGTGTGTTTATGGTGGAGCTGCTGGGTACCGCCCCCAGGTCCAGTATGTGTCCACGTTGCTTCAACGTTTACAAATTATATAGTATCATATAATGAGTAATAAGTAAACCATTTATTAATCATTAATAAAATGTAGTAAATATGTTACAGTCTAATATAGTCGGAATCAATATCATATTCAACATAATTAACTTTAGTTTTAAGCAAAAAGGTACCAGCTTTTCTTTGATATTCTTCTTTCCATTTCTTTCTAATAAGTTCATTTCTTTTCTTGTGGCGAAGAAAGTTTGTACTATTATGTTTAAAAATCTCTTGTTTCATATTAGAAAAAATCTTCCAATGTTACTTCTCTTTTTTTAATTTTAGTGTTAGGATCAACTTTTCTCAGTTCTCTTAAAGAGTCTGGTATTCTACTAGGATATTCACCTAAAAAGCTGCCAGCAACTAACTCATCCTTGGTAATATATTCTTTATGGAAATGAGTAATATTATCCCAGTTTTCTAGGAGTTTTTTACCCATATCATCAAATATAGCATCACTCAATATAGGATCATCTTCTTTATAGTAAGCATATGATGCCATGAGATACCATGGTACCATCATATTTTTATTATCATCAAAGATCTGAGTTGCGTAATTATCCAAGTTCATTGTCATGCACATATAGTTGTAATAGAGCGTAGTGTAATACTTTCATAAGGTCTTTACGAGCATCTGCTGCAGTACCTTTCTTACCGTATCTATTGGAATATTTATCTACATTTCCCATACAGAAACCGGTACCGTGACCACGATCCATAATTACTTCAGTTGATTGAAATTTATTCTGAGAATAGTGTTGATTATAGGTAGCATCCACATACTCTTTAAATTCCGTAATATATTTTTCTTCGTCAAAACGATAGTCAATTTTGTTTTTCATTCTTTCCTCATCTATAAAAAATATGGTCATCAACCTTAGTTACAAGATCATATGCGGTTCTCCAATAAGGAGATACTTTAATTGAGTGATACATTATAGAACCATATGTAGGATCTTTAAATATATATCCAGCCATTCTATCCATTAGTACAACCTGGGCAACAATACCAGCTTGTTTCCAAGCTGCTTGTGATATTTTATTAGTGGGTATACGATCAGACTTTCCATCACAGTACCAGCTAAAATGACACATGTTACGAATAACTTTACCCGAAGAATCTCGTTTAGCTTGTTTTACAACACCACAAATTGTGTCAGGGTAAGTATTACTATCAAGACGATTAAGAGTGACCCAAGCTACCGCAACTTGACCCTCAACGGTTTGGTTTCTTGCTTCAAAGAAAATATTTTGTTGAAGACAATAAACATCATTATGAGTAATTCTAACAATTTCTTTACGATTCCAGCTATGATCGTTAGCATACAATTGAGTGGCAGCAACGGCAATAAGAGCCGTTGCGGTAATACCATTAAGAACACCTGATATAAAATTACGAAGTTTCATTATACGGTTTCCAAATTCATTTCAACTTCTTCAAAGCTCCGCTTATTACGAGGAGTGTATGTATCAGTATAGAACCATGCTTCTCCATCAAACAAGTAAAGGTAATCCGCGCCAGCGTGCTTATCGCCACACTCCAGAAAAGTTTTTACTGAGTTATAAACTTTTGGTTCTTCATTCTGATGCACAGCTGCTTTTAAATCGTGATCAAGATCAGATGTTAAACCTGAAAGGTAGCCAGCATTTGCAACTGCAGCTGCAGCTTCTGGTGTGTTATATGACTGAACTAAAAGTTTACCGTTGTAAGAAAGGTAGCCATCATAGTGGCAGTATGTCGCTGTAACCGAACCATCGTCATTGTAAATTCCGATCATTGATGCAGTACCCATAATATATCTCCTATCCGATTCTCTTTATACTACTAATATAGTATATTTCGGATGAAATGTAAACCCCTAAAATGCATTTTTTTTTAATTTTTATTGTCTACCCAAAATATTTGATTAGGTGGCAAAAATCCATGTATAAACCATGCAACACCAAAATGTGGATTATCACCACCAGTAAAATCAACCCTGTGATTATAAACTATTGCGGACATACCGTGTTCCATAAACTGTTTGCCTCTCCTTACACCTTGAAAAGATGATACCGGAAGTAGTAGAGCAAATGGTTTTCCAAGATTATAACAGTGTTTAATAAACTTGTCTTTTTTACTATATGGTGGATTAGTTACTATGCCATCATATACATCATCTGTAGTACACTCAAAAAAGTCTTTACCGTTACTAGACTTCATATCATATCCATTTTCGGTAAAAGCTTTTACTATATTAGATGATATTCCAGACGTTGGCTCATAATATGTTTTACTGCTGTCAAGATATTGTAGTAAAGGTTTAACTTGATTAATTGGAGTGTAACATTCGTCACTTTCTTCATTGCGACCAATTGTTTTTAGAACATTAAGTATTGCCATATTTATCACATGGCGTAATTTCTGGATGACAATGCATTTCATAGAAGCAGTCTATAAATTCCCAACCTAAATCTTCTACTCCAGCTTCATAATCTTCATCATATGCTTCTGTAGCTTCTTCTATCCATTGTTCTTGTTGCTCTTCATCAATTTCATGAAGTTCGGCTCCAACAAGTGACCAGTCTTCCCAACAGCCGTCCCAGGTTTCTAACATTTCAGCATCTTCATAATCTTCACTAATGTCAACAAAGTCTTCATCTATTTTAGGAAGCAAGTAATCTTCCAATTTAGTCTCTTCTGTAATGATATCATCTTCGCCATAATAGTCTGCAAGATATTCCTGAAATGATTCATAATCTCCTTTATCAGAAAGATATTCTTTAATCTCTTCATCAGTTTCTGGCACACTAATTAACCATGCTCCGTATCTCCAACCTAATTCTTTACGAAGAAAAATTGTATTACCATCGGCATCTTTTCTCTTAAATGTATGCCATTCAATAACAGATTTCTTAACTGATGGTTCTAATCTATAGTATTTCATAATATATCTCCTATTCCCAAATAGACCCGTGTCTGCCCTTATCTGGCATGGTAAATAAAGCCTTTACTTTACCTATTGTGGGTTGTCTTGCAAATACACACCATTGTATAGTTGCAATATCTGAATATGAAGCTTGTACAAATTCTTTAAAGCTTGTTCCTGTAGTATATACATCATCTGCAATAAGAATTGGATCATTAGGATTTCCTGTAGAATATTTGTCAAGTGCATTGCCTAAAGCCCAGCCACCAGTTGGAATACCTACCGCTTTTTGCCAAGGCTGGTGTTCATATTCTTTTATAATCTTAGCAAGAACATGCCACTCTTCAGGCTTAATTGCATCACATTCAAGTTTCCAATTAAGTTTTAAACCCGCATGACTTATAAATTCTCCGGATTCAAATAAGTTTGCGCTAGTTCTATATGCCACTGGTAAACCTCCTGTAAAAGCATCATTTGTTAGATGATATTTATTCACTAGGCTTTCAAGATATTCCATATATTCGGCAGCTTGATATTCTACACTATCTAACATACCAGATATTTTATATTTTTCACCAGCCATATTTTTAAGAGCAGCAACCCATTTACTGGGTTGCTTTCTTGGTTTTATATCATTATACACTTTGTCTACGACATCGTGTTCATTTTCTTCTTTTTCAAAACCATGTGTATTATGCATATTAATTGCTTTTTATTATCTTTACACCTTGCTTTTTTCCACATCCTGGACAGTGTAACTGTCCTCTATCAATCATATATTTTTCTTCCATAGTAGGAAGAGTAAAGTAAAATTTGCAACTAGAACAAGTTATATGCCAAATAATTTCTTTACTTGATTGGAATGCCATAAGTGTCAATGATATTCTGATTCAAGTAGTTTAAACCCAAGAGCCCAATTTTCCGCAGCATCTTCTATGTATCGCATTGATTTGCCTTTATAATCTTCAGTAAAAAATAACTTCTCATTATTATCAAAATATTTTATATAACCATATTCTTCTTTAAAATCAAAATGGATTTCACAGTAACCCTTTCCGTGATCCGAATAATAAGTTGAAAGTTTTCTTCCCATTGGTCTACTCCTCTTGAATAAAGTTTTCTACTGAAGGATAAATCTGAGCAATTGCTTTTGCAGTTTCTATTGCTAGATCCATATGTTCTTGTTGAGTCCCGTTTGCTGAACGTAGCTCAATATAATGAATCCATGACCTAATAGTACCATTCGCATATAAACGAGAAACCGTATTGCCTTCTGGTAATATGGCTCTTGCTTGTTCTTTTGCAATACCCCTTTCTCTTGCTTCTTTATATATTCTTTTAGTATGATCAATCATAAACTGTTGCTGTGCGTACCACCAAGCTTCAAGTGCAGTATCATCATTCTTTATACTATTTTGGCGATTCTTTTCATCTTGAAGTCTGGCTTCACGAATAACAAATGCTTGACCCATATCATTTGGATCTGCATATCTCTGTGAAAACTCTTGGAAAGAAAACGATCTATGCCGAAGAAATTGCCGAGCAATATCTCTTGTAGTCTCAATTTCCATTGTAGCTGAAGCCATTTCAAATGGTGACCAATGCTTATGTTTAATTAAATAAGATAAAAGTTTTGGTGTTGTTTTAGTATTGGCTTGGTTGCCAGGATTTGATACTCTAGCACAATATGCAATTAAATCTTGAATATTTTCTAAACCCATAATCCCTGGTTCTCCAGAGTGCACATGTTTCATCGGTTGGCTATATGCCAATAATCTAACTTTCAATTTAAATATCCTCTATGTTGATATGAATTAATATCATCTTTAAATTCAACCATAACCTCCAACATTTTATCATAATCCTCTTCAGGTAATAAAGACCGATATAAACTTAATCCTGTTGTTGTAAGGACGGCTGCAATCATCAAGGGTTCATTATTATTTTCAGATAAACTGTTAACAGTTTCTATAATTTTTCTATAGCAAACTTTAAAATCATTATCGTCATAATCATTCATGGGTTAATACCAAAACAAGGCAACCAACCTACATTACAATAACGAGCATAATCTTCAAGCCCTACCATAGCCATAAGAACAAGAATTGGAATTCCAATAATAATAAAAACTATAATTAGAAAGGCTGGTAACAAACCTTTCATAGTGCAATAGTAAGTATTTTCGCTCATTGTACTTCTTTCATAACATAAGTTTTATTTTTCATATGATCAAGATATGATTTACCTGAAATTCTTTGACGAATAAAAGGTTTATTTGTTTCCGTCTTGTTAGGATTTTCGATAGTAACAACAATATCTTTACCTTGTCGTAAAGCCTTTTGTTGGTTTAATACTCGCATCTGAGAATTAAGGTAATCTCTGCGCATTTCTTTACGAATAGTTTTACTTACATTTGAATGGATACCCTGAGAAACGTTTCCGCTTGATTTTCCACCTTTACCTTTAGCCATAATTTAATTCCTTATAATTTAAAACCTTCAAATTTCTTTGCATTTATACCATTATTTGTTTTATCAAATACTGGAGTATCATCTATTAATGTTTGCTCACCTTCGTGAGCATCAAATAATCTCATCTTTGATCTATCTATACCAATAACAAACCTCTTCTTGTATGTTGGGTCATTATATCTATTCTTTAGCTGTTTGACTGCGAGTTGTCCCATTCCCTCAAGTTCTTCTGTAGAGATAAGGGCGAACATGAGGTCTGCGGTAGCGGGTAATCCAAAAGACTCGGACGTATCTTCAAGCCCAATATCCGAGTTACTATAACCAGACCTAGTCGTCTGCGTTGCAGTAACGATCGGTAAGTCAAACTCCACCGCAAGGCCTCGTAATTCTTCAGCAATTGCTTTAATGTAATTATATGAGTTGATTGCACCACCCATTCCTTTCATTCTACTTGAAGAACAAATATTCAGATAATCAATATAAATGATATCAGGTTCAAATGATTTTTTGAGTTTTAACTCATTTAATAAAGCACGAAAATGACCAGCGTGTGCTGATCCAGTCGGATATTCTTTAATAATAAGTTTACCATTTGTTTTAGATGAAAGACCTCGGACCCTTTCTGCAAACATCTCTTTACTGAGATGTTCTAATTGATCAATTGGTATATCAAGTAAGTTTGCGTCAATTCTTTCTGCTATTCTTTCTTCTGCCATTTCCATAGTAAGATATAAAACATTCCTACCCTGGTTTAAATTAGCAGCAGCACAGTGACACATAAATAAAGATTTACCAACGCCAGTACCAGCAAGACAGACATTAAGACTTTTGTTTGGAATACCTCCCTTTGTAATCTTGTTAAAGTAGTCAAGATCAAAAGGTAATCTTTCTTCGTCACGGTGGTAGAATTCAAATCGCTCTTCAAAGTTTTCAATATAGTCGTGACCGATGTTGGGGTCGAACGAGACGCCGAGCGCTTTCGTGAGAATATCCGGTAAAGCATTTTTTGTTAAACTCTGGTGTTTGCCATCAATGATGGAGATTGATTCCATAACAGCATTATATAAAGCACGATCTTGACACCATTTTTCTGTAGTATCATTTAACCAAACTTCATCAGACTGTTCTACTTCAAATAAACTAGGTATAATTTCAACAGCGTGTCTATACTGTTCGTCATTATAGTTATCAGCCTGATCAATTTCAATCTTAAATGCTTCCGCTGTCGGAAGTTTATTATACTTTGCAACAAACATTCCTGCTTGTTTAAATAACATCTTATAGACGCCTTCAAAGTAATCGGGTTTTACGAAGGGAAGAACCTTTCGCATATATTTTTCGTTAGTAAGAATATTTTTAAGAACAACTTGTTCTATATTAGTGTTCAAATTTACACCTCTTTTAAATGAATTTCTTCTTTGTTTTCTATGGAAGATTCTAATATACTATATAATAAATCACCCGCAGCCATTTGTAAACCAATATCTTCGGCTGTAAGGTCTTCATCTGGTGCTGAGATAACTTCAAAGTCAAAATGTAAGTCCAGTTCTTCGTCTTTTTCTGGAGTCTTACCATCAACACGAATAGAACCATAACGAATCACAACCTCGTTAAACTCTCCTTCAAGTATTCTAACATTCCACACTTCATTAATATTTTCGTCTGATATTAATTCATAATCTTTATTTTCTATATACTTTCCCATTAATCTTCAACCACAATTTCATCCATATCAACAAGAGACTGGTGACCAATGCTGTATTGTTTCTTTAGGAAATCTTTAAAATCCGTTTCAGCAAAGATCGGATCCCAGAAGGACTTATCAAGAGTTCCATCGTACCGAACTTTAGGTCCAACCTCTCCAGTAGATTGATCAACAGCAGCGTACCAGCCATTGGAAGGCTTAACAGCATAACCACCAGCAAGAGCACAATCGAGCAAGCCAGAATAAGACTTGACACCACCTTCCCAAGATACAGTAATAGGAATTTTTGACTTTTCTTTAACATATCGTGATTTCTCCACATTAATCACAAAGTGATAACCTTGAATCTCAGTACCTTTCTTATCTTGTTGACGACCAATAATCCAAATATTATCTGCACTATAGTATATACCAGTTCCGCCAGATACAATCGCTTTAGGAAATAAACCAATCTCTTGATATGTATGATTTACTGCAATAAGTGGAATATTCTTCATAGCAAGATATGGTGTGCTCATACGGAATAGACCCTTAAGTGCTTTAGCACGAGACATATCTGCTACTGACTTTTCATTCTTAGCATCTTCTAATTCTTTCTTTGATGCTAAATTACCAATAGAATCAATAACAACCACAACTTTATCATTACGGTCTAATTCTTCTAGTTGTCCAATTAAATCGAATTTTAATTCTTCAACATTAGTAATAGGTGTGTGGAGAACACGAGACGTGTCAATACCAAATTGTTCAAAATAACTCTGAGGTGATCCAAACTCTGAATCATAGAATAGCATTACCGCATCTGGGTGATGTTTCATATAAGCTGCAGCCATAAGTAAAGCAAATGAAGTTTTAAAGTGTTTAGAAGGTCCAGCAAGAACTGTGAGACCTGGGGCTAACCCACCATCTACTGAACCAGATAGTGCAACATTAATCATAGGGACATCTGTTGGAACCATATCTTTTTCAGTAAAAAATTTAGACTCAGAAAGAACCGATGTGTGGGATAGTTTTGAGTTCTTTTTGAGTTTGTCCATAATTGACATACAATACTCCTCTGTATAGTATTAATTTATATATTATAACTCATTTTATGAGAAATATAAAGTAAAAATATCATATTTTTCTAAAAAATATAATATAGAAAAAATTATGCATATAATAATAATTGATTTAGCAATGACTAATCCTGCAAATACAATAGCTTGAAAAAACCACTTTATTAAAAATAATAAAGCAAATAAGCCAATTGTATATGCAAAAAGTTCAAGCATAGCTCACGTTTTGCTCTAGCTCACGAGAATCTTTTTCATACTCTTTTCTGTATTCATTATTTGCACGAATAACTTCATTTAAAACAGTAAACTCTTGGTCAGAGAAAGTGTTAAATGCGGACGTGTCTTTTGGAAAACAGGCACCACCAAAACCACGTTTACCATCAAAACCTGGTGCTCTGGTATGTGATGTACCAATACGTGGATCGGTACCAATAGCATTTACTATATGACCAAAATTTCCGCCAAACTTTTCTATTACATCATAGAATTGATTGAACCACAAAACTTTAGTTGCAAGAAAACAGTTAAGACCATACTTGACAAAGCTGGCTTCTGTAGCAGACATGTGAAAAGCTGGACACGGTTTACATA